TATTCTCTCAACATCGTCATGTCTGTTGAGTACTATGTACATGGTCGCCAACATCAAATTACATATCTCTTTTTCACCTTGAGGCTCTATGGATTCCTCGAATATCTCAACCCAGTTTCCGTAGATCAGCCCACTCTTTTTAATTATTGGATTTTGGTTCATTTGACTTCTCAACTAATTCAAAAATTTCGTCAAATCCAACATTGAAATATTCACATATGATTTTGGCACTTTCAATGGAAATATTTTTCCCTTTGATTAAAACACCATGAACGGTTGGGTATGATAAGTTACATTCCTTCGAAAGTCCCAAAATGTTTAAAAACCTTCTTGCCATCAACCTTGTGATAGGATCTCGTTTAGCTCGTATTTCCATCCATATACCCGCCTTTGTTTGATTTGTTAAAATGATTGTATGACATTATTTCTGCATTGTCAATGGTTTTTGTTACATTGATATTTATGTTAAACATATCAAAACCCTAAAACCAGTGGTTTTTGTTACATTGATATTTATGTTAAACATATCAAAACCCTAAAACCAGTGGTTTCGATATGTTTAAACCGAACACATCAAGAGATGTTTATGATGATGAAGATGTTTATGAAGATGATGATGAAGATGTTTATGCGACATTCTCACAAAAAACACCAATCCCCAAAACACCAATCCCAACCGGTTAATCTTGACAAGTAACAACGAATACCATACTATAACAATATGGAAAACCCAGAACTTGCCAGAATTAAAAAATTACTATTTGGCGCATTAGATGATAAAACGTTTGTCCAGGAAATAATTGACGAACACAAGGAACATGAAGATATAGTCTTAGAAGTTTTAAAGGATACATTCGCGGAATTACTTTCAGATGCCGATCCTTTTGAACGCCAGATGGTAACACCAGAACAATTCTTGGATGATCCATATTTTTGCGGGATCAATCCCAAAACTGGAATTGGTGTAGTTGAGTCGATTTTCCCAAAGTTAAGAGAAGATTTCATAGAGGTACATGAGTCAGGATCAACCATCCAAGAAGTTGTTTTGAGTGGTAGTATTGGTTGGGGTAAATCGTTTTTCATCGAACTTGGGTTACTTTGGCAATTGTATTATTTAAGCTGTTTGAAACATCCACAAAGATACTACAGCCTTGCCCCAGATTCGCCCCTTGGCATCATTATCATCTCAGTAACCGAGCGACAGGGCAAGAAGAACATTTTTGACACGATGAAGGGCATGATAAGCAAGATTCCTTATTTTAGGGAAAACTTCATGTTCAATGAGAAAAAGGCAACTGACTCGCTGATATTCCCAAAAAAGATAGAGATATTTCCTGCTTCAAGTTCCCACAGTTCGAACATTGGATTGAATCTTTTTGCTGGTGGAATGGACGAGGCCAACTTTTTCAGGAAGATTAAAAATTCCAAGCGGTCTGAATCTGGTTCAGGTATTTTCGATGAGGCCAGGACACTTTATAGAAGTTTGAGAAGAAGGCTCGATTCTCGTTTTATGAAATATGGGAAGTTTCCTGGGATTCTGTATCTTGGTTCTTCCAGAGTTTATCCAAATGATTTCACCAGTGAACACATCAAACAGGCAGAGGAAACTTTCAAACGAACCAAAGTTAAAACTGTTTACATCATGGATTACAACCAATGGGTTGTTAATCGCCCTGCTTATAGCAAAGAAGAGTTCCAAGTTGAAATAGGTGAATTGAATCGCAGAAGTCGTATTATTGGACCACATGATAAACCAGTTGGTAAGGTTATCAACGTCCCAATGGATTTCTATGACAAATTCGAGGCCGATATTGAGAACTCATTGAGGGACATTGCTGGATACGGTGTTCATGCAATTCAGCCATTTATTGGAAACAAAGACAAGATAGTTGAAATGTTTGATGATAGCCTTCCTCGAATTTTCTCGGTTGATCTTGGGACACTTTCCCCAAAACCAGAGTTTTTAGAAAAAGAGTACATCATGGGGAACATTCAACATCCAGGAAAACCAAGATACATCGCGATGGATATTGCATACACCAAAGATAGTTTCGGATTTGGAATGGGGTATATTGAAGGTTTTAAGAATATGTTGCGTGAAGAGTTCAATAATGAAACTCAGCAAATGGAAACATTTACAGAAAAACTCCCAATCTGCGTGATTGAGATGCTCCTTGAGATACGGCCAGAAAAGGAATATGGTGAAGTTGAACTTGCCAGAGTCAGGCATTTGATCTATCGGTTTAAGAAGCATAAGTATCGTGTGCGGCGCGGCAGTGGTGATGGTTTCCAATCGAAAGACATGGAACAACAGTTAAAACGTAATGCGATCATCATGAGCTACATTTCAATGGACAAAACCACCGAGCCTTACGAAACATTTAGGACTGCTCTTTATGATGGCCGTGTAAAGTGTGTTTACCATCCAAAGTTGGAAATAGAACTAAACGAACTTGAGCGTGATTATAGTAAGCGGAAAATTGACCATCCCGTTATGGGTTGTTTTCTAGGAGACACAAAAATCAAACTATTGAACGGCACCAATGTTCCTATCTCTGAATTAGTCGGAGAAGAAAATGTAGAATTGTATGGGTGTCTTAAAAGTGGAAAAGTAGTTCCAGTGATTGCCAAAAAGATTTGGGAAACAAAGAAAGTAACCACATATCTTGAAATTTTACTTGATTCTGGTGAGGTTGTTAAATGTACACCAGAGCATTTATTCATGTTGAAAAATGGCAAGTATAAGGCAGCACAAGACCTCACATGTGAAGATTCCTTAATGCCACTATACACAGACCACAGTGGAAAATATTTACGCGGTTATGAGCGAACATTGGACAATTCAACAGGAAGGTGGGAATATACCCACAGGGTCGTCGATGAATATTATAACGGCAAAAGACCAAGAAAAGACTGTGTTGTTCATCACTATGATATCAATCCACTAAACAATTCCAACGTAAATCTTTCTCGTATGACGCGGGCGGAACATAGCAGAAAACATGCGTTTTTAAATGAGCTTGGAAGAAAGCCAGAAGCAATAAAAAAGCGTGTCAAAAGTCTAAAAAGAAATACAAGAATTCGAGCCGGGATTTCGCCAGATTCATTTTTTGCACCTTGGCGTGTAAGACAAAACGAGAAGAACCACTCCCCAGAAGAACGAAAGCAGATGTACTTAGAGAAAAACGGAAGACCTGAAAGTCGTTTAAAATCATCAGAACAAGCCAAAAAGATGAACGATGGGTATTGGAAAACAGAAGAAGGTAGAAAAAGAAGGGCAGAATTGTCAAAGACACAACTAAGAATGGCGCTACAAAAACGGATGGATGTCGAAGATGTGGAATGGATAGCAAGGTTTGATATTACAAAAAAATATACCGGTATACAGGAAATATGCAATATCTATGGTGGAAGTAGAAAAAGTAATAGAAGAAGACTAAAGGCAATTGGATACAGTGTCCCCAAAAAAAATCAAAAACTCATAAATGATCGCGATTTAGAATGGTTGAGTAAATTTGACCAATCAAAAAAATACAACAGTATAAAAGAAATACAAAACATTTATGGAGGGACCAGACTCGCGATTATCCGTAGAATAAACATGATTGGTTTTACAAATATAACAACGATCCCACTGAATCACAAAATCTGTGATATAAAAACCATACACGTTGAAAATACAATTCCCGTTTACGATATTGAAGTTCCTGACACAGACAACTTTGCGTTAACTGCTGGAATATTTGTTCACAACTCTAAAGATTTAGCTGACGCTGTTGGTTCGATGGTGTATAACATGCACAATGATCCACTTTATGGCAACGATGACCTTGGTGTTATTTTGATAAATGGCGAACATGAGGAATACAAGACAACTGGAAAAATTACGACCGGTGACAAAGAGAAGGACGAATTTCTTGATTGGGTGAGTGGATTGATTCTTAAATAATCCGTGTGGTATACTTGTTAGTAGACTTTTTCTAAAGGATGATTTTATGTCAGAAATATTCGATGTAGTTTTGAATTATTTTGGGTACGTTAATAAACAAGTTGTCGATAAGGTCATAACCAAAGCCATCGCCAGTGATAAACCAGCAAGAACGAACATCGAACAGGATGATGATTTTTCGGCCAACCAACAAAACTTGGATTATTGGTCAAAAAAAGTAAAAGACGTTTTGTATGTCGATGATACTGATCGAATTCGCTATACAGAGTTACATACAATGGATTGTGAAGTTCCAGAAATTTCAGCGTCACTCGATGTCAATGCCGATTTCATTGTCTATCCAAACGATCAAGATCGCGGTCGTGTTGTCGCTGTTACATGCGAAACTAAACCTGGCCAGAAAAAGATTGATGAAATTGAACAGCGTTCGTGTGTCCAAGAACAGCTTTACCCGATGGTCCGCGCAATGCTGAAATATGGTGATAATGCTGAAGAGATTGTCACCAATGTTGATGGTAACAAGTTTATGGGATTCAGGAACATCCCTGTTAAAACCCTTGTTCCTATTATGAATGATGGGTTCCCAAGTCAAGATCCCCGCATGATGCAGTATATCGCCGGGAAGCTAATC